CCGACCACTGACCACTCAAAACTATTTCTTGCCGACCTGCTTCTCCGCTTCGGCTTTTTTGTCCGCCTCCGCCTGGTCATGCTTCAGCACGGCGAGCAGGTCCTCCCGCAAATTCGCCACGTACTTGCCGGGCGCCGCTTCGATTCCTTTGAGCAAGTCGGCGCGTATCTCTTCCACGGTTCTGGCCATGGTTTCGTCCCTTCGATATGGTTCAGTTTTTTCCAATCAGTTTCGTGTGAATCCGCCACTTGATCCCGTAAGGATCAGACGGCCGATAATGTTTCCCGTCGGCGATCGGCGTCACTTCGTAGGTAAAGGTGACCGCCTCGACCGTCTCCAGAATCACGTCCCCATCCTGCGGCTCGGTGACGACGTCGTTGAGCGTGAGGTCAGCCGCGGCGATCAGGAAGTCCCGCGCCACAGCGGAAATCACAATCCCCTGCTCATCCTCCGTCTCAAACTCCGTCTCCCCCACCACCGCCGTGATCGACTCATTCCGAGCCGCCCCCCGCTGGTAGACGACCGGCGTCCCGGCGTGCGACTTCAATCGCCCCGCTAACCACGCCGCGCCATCAGAAATCAGATTCGCCATCGTCATCCCCAACAGGAAAAATCCAGCGACCAACGGGAGCGGCAAAGCCACCCCCGAACGGACGCTCGCACACTCGCCACGCCGGTTACGTGGTCGGGGCGCGGTCGTTGAGCAGGACGTCGACGTACAACGGACCGCTCACCTTGGCGAATTCCGCGCGGCCGATATTGAAATCGCCGTCGGCCACCGCCAATTTGTTCGTGTCATCCCAATCGACCACGGCGCCGGCGGAGAACGTGGTCCCCGTTGCGCACAACACGCGGAATCGACCGCGCGTCGACACCTTCACGCGATCACCGATCGCATAAGAGCCGAGGCCCTGCACCACGCCGGCCCGGCCATCGCCAAGGTCGACGATATCGCCACCTTGCAAAGCGGCGGCCGCCGTGATGACCTGTTCGTCGTCCGTCCCTAAATGAATCGCTTCAGCCGTCATGTCTACCTCCCCGGCGTGGCCGGTCTATGCGAGCTTCCGCTCGAATTCGTTTTGGTTCGCTCCCGTTGATCGCTTATCGGGATTACTGGCCACTGACCACCGGCCACTGACCACTCAAAGAACTACTTTTTGTCGTCGGTTTTTCCGTCGTCGGTTTTCTGGCCGGCGGCTGGCTTGCCGTTATCGTCGTCGCTGGTCTTCTTGCCCGGTTTCGGCTTGCCGGTCGACGCTTTAGGCTTTTCGCCCTTCACGACCGCTTTGCCGGTCCGCAGCAGCGAGACCACCGTACCCGGCCGCAAATCGGACGCCGCCACCTCTTGCCCCCCCTCGTACGTCTCGCCTTTGATCACGCACGGAGAAACAATCACCAACGTCCGTTTGTCCTCTCCAGACTTCGCCACAACATCCCTCCCCGCCGCCGTGGGCGGCCTGTGCGAGCTTCCGCTCGGTTATGAATTACCGCTTCCGTTGGTCGCTCGATCAAGCGCCCAGTTCCTATGACGTGCGGCAGCACGCTCAATGCGGCCCCGCCGCCTAGCCTTCGCCGCGGTAGAGTCCTCGGTAATCGAGCGGCTTGGCGCCGATGTCCATCTTGACGTCGTAGCCGATTCCCCACTGGCCTTCCGAGAGCCGGTAAGTGCGGACCATCGGTACGCGGCCGGTTCCCCGCAGATAGCCGACTTCGATCGTGTGGGCGCCCGCGGCGGCCAAGTACCAGTCGGCCGTCTCGCCGCTGTAGGCGGTTCCGGTGACCGGATGCGTCACGCCGTTGGACAACCGCGAATCCGAGACCATCGTCAGGTTTTCATCCTGAATCGGGTTTCGAGTTCCGTACTCGGTCGAGGACGTCGTGTCCCGCAGCTCGGCGGAATTGATCAGCTGCGAACCGGTGAATTTCAGATCGCTCGGCACAATCAAGTGCGACGGGCGGAGATTGAGATTCACGCCGTTTTCGGTCTGCGTCTCGATCGCCGTGATACCCGCCTGTAACGTGGCGGCCGCCAGAGCGGCGCTCGTTGTCAGGTTGCCGTGGTTGGCGTGGAACAACGCCACGCCATCGGCCAGGTTTCCGTTGGCGAACAACAGGGCGTAGACCAGGTCCGGACGCAACCGCGCGGCCGCCCGTCCCATTTGCGAGGGAATCAGCGACAAGGCGTCCATGCTGTCATTGATGATGTCCTGATCGTCAACCTTGAACTTTTTGGCGAAACGGCTGATCTTGTACGATTCGCCGGTGTCGCTGTAGTGCGCGTCGTCGGCCGTGCCGCCCGACGGCAGATGGTCCAGGTTATCGCCGGTGACCAGGCGGAACCGCTCATTGGTTTTGAAGTCGGCGACGTCCCGGCTGGAGGTCCAGCCCATGGTGGTGTCACCCGCTTCGTTATAACTCATGAGCAGCATCGCGTTGACGTTCGTCGTGAAGATGTTCGTCAACGTCCCGCTGGAAAATGCGGCTTCGATCAGCTCTTGCCGACCCGAGGGGGGCATGCGGCCGTCGATCCGCAGCGCGTGGGCGCAGAGATCGATCAGGCTCATATCGGCAAAGCGATGGCCCCGTTCCATGATCGAATTTCGATTGGAGTCGTTGACCCCTGCCCGCATCCACTGAGCCAACCGCAGGGCGTGCGCTCCCGGCGTCTGCCATGATTCGTGATCAAGCTGGCCAGCGGCCCGCAGCACAAGCGCGGCTTGCATCGCCTCCAGGTTGGCGTCCCGATCCATCGAACGGGAATGCCCGGCCGGAGCGGAGGGTCGGCTCGCCCGCATCGCTTCCAGCTCAGTGCGCTCCAGAGACCAGTTTTCGCGGATGGCGTGAGCCCGCACGTTCACGTCCTGATTGTTGATCCGCATGGTCGGATCATCGTATTGGGCGCAAATATCAGCGATGCGGTTTTGCCGATCGATCTCGGCCGACGCCTGCTCTCGCATTTGCGCGGCCAAGTCAACCGGGGTCCCCTCCGTTGTGTTGTTCCCGCCCGCGGCGCCATTTCCGCCTGCGGACGCTTGAATGCCGCTTGGGGTCTGAGACGCTTGGCCGGCGTCTTCGTCGCCGTCGTCGTCATCGATCAGGCCCGCTTCAATTTCGGCGTCATACATCGCCTGCAGCGAAGAGAGCGGGCCGTCGCTCAGTTCGTCGGCGCTAAAACCCTTGGCTTCCAGCCACTTTTCAAAAGTCATCTCGGTTCCCTCCGAATAAGCGGCCCCCGCCGCGATTTTCGCCGACGTGTTGTCGTCGGCCCCAATTGCCACAAATGAAATTTCCTTCAGTGTCGATTGCCGGGCGACATAAATCGGCCCGGTGAACGAACGCCCGTTGACTTTGACCGTTTCCCCGTCGTCGACGAACGCCATCCGATCCGCGCGAGCGCCGATCGACGCCTGCCAAGGGAATCCCTGATCGGCGCTTTCCGCGATTTCGCGGGCGTGTTCGTTGGCGGCGGAAAGCAGCCCCTTCAATCTCACCGATCCCGAATTGACCGTGATCGATTCCGTGTGCCCCACAATCTTGCCGCGGTCGTGATCCCGCAGCATCGGTCGCGACTTGGCGGAGACCTTCATCCCCGACAAATCGACCACGACCGGCAGCCCATAGCCATTGAGCCACATTTTCCCGCCGTTGTAGGCGGTCATGCTGAACCGGCGGACTTTCGGCTGATCCCCATCGGGGGCGCCCTCCGCCGCTTCGATCACCTCAAACGCGTCGGCCGCCACGTCGCAGACGATGGCGAAGTCCCGCGGAGCGGCTTGCAGCGCCTTGCGGATTTTAAGCCGCCGCGCTTTGCGGTTCGCGGCTTTCGTCCGCTTCATCTTCGTCGTCGGTTTCGGCATCGGCGCCAGCTCCCGCGCTAAACAGTTTCTTAAACAGTGCGCGTCGATACTCCTCGACGCTCACCCCATATTCTTCCGCCGCCCGTTGGTCTTCGACTTCGACGTCGAGGCCGATCGCGGCGTATTCGCGTGTCCGTGATGTGGTCCCCCCGGAGATCCGGGTCACCTGTCCTGAGGCTTCTTTGGCCGGGTCGACGTGCTCGTTCCCGCCCCAATACCAGGCGTGCGGCACCCCCACCCCCTCGAGCTCGGGGAGATACCCTTCGATCAAGAGCGCTTCATCAAGCCAGGCGGAGAAAATGCGGTCCAGGCAGTTGATCTCCCATTCACGCCGCTCCACTTCGATCGACTTGTAATAGGTCTGGTGATCGAGCCGGCCGGAGGCGTAGTTGTATCCCGCGCTGTTGCCGGCGGCGATGTTGTACGGCATGTTCAAACAGCGGGCGATTTCATTGAGAATCTGCGCCACAAAGTCGGAAAACGTCGTCGTCGGCTGCTCCGCCTTAAATTGGCTCATCTTCCAGCCGTAGGGCAGCGACGTCATCATGTCGAAATCGATGTCGACAGCGTCAAACGGCTCAATCTCCGGATCGTAGGTCGACCCGTCGTCAGAGACCGCGGAGCCGTCGGTGTGAATCACGGCCGCCAGCTTGGCGGCTGTCTTGGCGCTGGAGAGCACGGCCAGCGAAAATTCCCGCAGCATGGCGAACAGCGGCAAAGCCGTCGCCAACTCGGAGATCCCCCGCACTTGTCCCGGTCGGTCGACGCGGAACATGTGGATCATGGCGTCCGCCGGCACTTCGTCGAAGTCAGCCGAAAAGCCACCCCGATCGCCCCCCGGGTGGAATTTGAGTTTGTGATAGGTGACCGGATCGCCGTAGTCGTCAAACACGATCCCATCAACAGCGTAGGGTGAAAGCGGATTGAAAATCGGCGTTGAGATCTGATCGCACTCGACAACCCGGAGATCGAGCTGAACCATCGTCTGCCGCTTAGGCTTGTTGAACAGTTGCGCGAACGCCTCTCCGTCCACCACTTTAGCCAGTCGCATCGTTCTGAGCTGCTGATCCAGCTTCACCGCTTGGCACCAAATGGAGAATTCCGTCTCCACGGCCCGGTTGAAGTCCTTATTCGGAGTGTTCACCGCCAGCCGCGGACCGGTCCCGATCACATTGTTGGCCAACGTTAAGATCATCCCCTTGGCCCAACTATTGGACTCTTGGGCTTCGTAGCGGGCCCGCTCGCGAATTGTCTTGCGGACCTCCAGGCTGTTGGCAGCGTCGGCGCTGAGGCTGTCGGCGTTTTTCCAGTAGCGGGCGTTGTATTCACTGGTTTGTGCCGCGTCGTACGCCGCGCGGAGTACGCGCAGCGACTTCTTCGGCGGAGTCTCCCCCCCCGAAAACCCAAACCATTTTTTAATCGCGCCCAGCATGAATTCCGCCTAATGTCCTCTGAAGACCGCCTACTGACCTCAGACCGTGCCTTGATGTCGGAACCGCGCCAAAGAGATGCCCCGCTTGGGCGAGGTCATGGCGTCCTGCGACTTGAGATAGCGATCCGCCTCGATCTGATCTTTGAGCGCGTGCTGTTCGGCGGAGTTGCCGTCGACGGTCACCTTTTTCGGTCCGCCGGCGTTGGTTTCGATGTCATCTGAGAGATCCGCCAAGACTCACTCCCTTGCTCAATCGTGGCCCCAGAAATATCCCGTCGCGTGTGCGGTCGGGAAACTAGGTCCATCTTTGGCCTCTGGCAATCGGAGTCAGCCCCGAATCGGAGCCCCGCGGGGCGAAAATCGAAAATCGATTACACATATATAA